CCCCGGCCGAAGCTACCCCGGTGGCCAACACCGCCACCGTCGATGCACACGCCGCGGCGATGGCCTACCTTCGCAGCTTTGACCCGTCGAGACTCCCGCCCGGCGTCGTTGCAGGGTTCATCGCCAGAGGCAATGTTACCCGGATGGGCATCGACGCCCTCCGCGCCAAGGGTATCGAACCGGGCACGGACGCGCACCGTGCTTACAACGAGCTCCGGTCGGGTTTCTGGCGCCGGATGGCGGGGGGCCTTCCGCCCCGTGCTAATGGCGCCCCCCGCACCGCGAGCACTAGGCCCCGCGGCACCGGCAACGTCACGCGCGCGCAGGAGCTCCGTAGCTTCGCCGAACGGATCGCGAGTGCGGTCGAGCAGCTCAGCGTGGCACTCGCCGGTGCGCCCGCGGCGGGTTTCAACGAACTTCTCGCGGCGCGAGTCGCGGCCGACAATCTCGTCACGGCGCTTAGGGCCGCGAATGATGAATCCCTCACGCCCCCCGCCGCGGTGAAGGCTGCGCCCGCAAAGCTCGTCGCGGGCGGTCGCGCCGTCCTGACTCCGGCGGGGCGCCGTCAGCTCGTCGAAGATGGTCTAATCGGCGAGGCGGACGCGGCAAAAACCTTTGAAGTGATCTCGCTCCCCACGGACAAGATCGCCGTGGTCCGCAGCGAGTCGGGCGACCGCGCCCGACTCCCATCGCGGTTTCTCGCCGCGACGGCGTAGTTCTGTCACCCGGTACCCGATGCCCTACCCCGCGGCGCATCGGGTACCGTCTCGCCCCGCGGGGCGCCTCGCCGTTCCTTTGTGATATTCATCTTCGACCGTTGCCGATTGTGCCTAGCTTCTTACCGTAAGACATTCCACCGTGTTCGACCGGTGCACGGTACCCCCACCGTCGGGCGCGTAACCCCTACCCGGTACCATCGGAGAAGAATCCACATATGAGATTGATGAACGAGCTCGCCTACGCCGCGTGGCAGGAAGCAGTGGTCGCCGCGGCAACGGCCGCGGATCTCAGGGCGAATGCCATTCCCATGCTTCGCGACCAGTGCGGAGCGCCAGATGACTATCCCGAACTCGACTCAAAGGGGGTGGTCGCCGCGTATCTCGCCGCGGCAACGGCCGCGGCCAAGACCGCGGCGTGCTTTGAGGCGATCTGCACGGCGCCGGGTGTGCACCCGGACGCCTACTTCGATGGGGCCACGGCGCTCGCGTCGATGAACCCCGAAAAGCTCGAAGCTGCCGCGGCGCTCTGGCGCCGCGTGTGCGACAACGAGTAACCCATCGCCGGGCCGGTGTCTTAAACACCGGCCCGGCGCCCGATGCGACGCGAACGCCCCCGCGACGATGGGGCGGCATCGCCCGGCAACGTTGCCGGACGACCCGCGGCTGCATGGATGCCGCGAGCTCATGGGAATTGAGCAGGGAGCAGAAGCATGCTCGTTCGCGTCAACACGGTGCCTGTGCTCGACGAAGCGGGGGAAACCCGCCACGTCGAGTACGGCACCCTCGTCGGCTACCGACGACAGTCGGTAGCCATCGAAACGGTACCCGTCGGGGGTACCGTGCGGTTGCAGGGCGGTACGGTCGCGTGGGTAGAGCCCGCCTATGCGGATCGCCCGGGGCGTCCGTCCGTCGCACAGAGCGACGTGCTCGGTCCGCGGGTTGACTACCGCTTCGCGGCGCCTACGGCGCGCCACGAGCGCGTTATCGGTGGATGCGACCGTACCCCGAACCGCGGCACCGCGCACGTCACGCTGGTACCTGCTGCTCGCGGCGATGCCGCGGGCACCGTCCGGGTCACGATCTCGTGGCTCGACGGCACGCTGTCTCCCGCGAGGCGCACCCGATTGGCGCGCACGCTCTTCGAGCTCGCCGAGCTCGAAGACGGCGACGGTCACGGTGCTTGGCGCGTGACCGATCTCGACCATGCGCAGCGAGCCATCGTGGCCGCGTGCGCGCAGCTCGGTATCATGCCGCTGGTTAACCGCCTCGAATGATGCCTTCGCGTAGTGTGCGCGCCGAGCCCGAGCGAAGCGAGGGTGAGGCAAGCACACAAGCCGTCTATTCAGTTTCGTGTTAGACATTAGCTTTCCGGCTCTGGATCGGGGGGGAGCGGGGGGTTTCCAAAGGGGGGTATGCGGGGGGGCGATGCGAGCGCAGCGAGCCGCCCCCCCTATAATCCCCCTTTGGGCCACGTCGCGAAGCGACTGAGGACGGGCAGAATGGCGAGCGAAGCGAGCCTCTGCCCGTCCTACCCCCGGCGAAGCCGGGGGCTTTGTCATGGTTGTGTCATCGTTTGGTCATAGTTTGAACATTTCGCTCTCGGTTTCTTGACAGGCACCCTGTTTTCTTCTTAAAAGGGGGGGTAGGGGGGCCGCAGATGATTGGCCCCGGCTTCGCCGGGGCGTGCATCGGCTTCGCCGATGCACCGGCGGCTTCGCCGCCTATATTACGACGGCCAGTCGAACTCCCCCGCTCCGCTTCGCTCCGCTCCTCCGTTCGACTGGCCCTCTGGTTCCAGATTCAGACCAGACTCAGACACAGAAGCCACCCTTGCGTCTAGGCTTCTAAAACGAATTCCTGAAAGGAATTCTCTCAACAGAAGGTGAATCATGGATGTGATGGAAGTGCTGAAGGTTGCCTACTTCGCTCGCGGCGGTGCCTACGGTGACGGGCTCCCCCTGCTATTCTGGGGGCTTCCTGGACCCGGAAAGACCGCGATGGTCGAACAATTCGCACGCGCACTGGGAGTGCACTGCGAAGTGCTTTCCCCCGGTGAGCGCGGCGAGGGTGCGTTTGGCTGCGTGCCAGTCCCGGTGGGCAAGGGGAAGGATACGCGCATCGCGTATCCGCCCCCGTGGTGGGCGGATGATTTCGCGGACAGCCCGGGCAGCATCCTGTTCGTCGACGAGCTCAGCAGCGCTCCCCCGGCGCTACATCCGCCCCTGTTGGGGCTGATTCAGGCGAAGCGCATCGGCGGTACGCAGCTCCCACGTACCGCCCGCGTATTCGCCGCAGCGAACCCGCCCGAGTGCGCGGCGGGCGGCTTCGATCTCGCCCCACCCGTCGCCAACCGGCTCGGGCACGTCCAGTGGCCGATGCCGACGGCCGAGGCGTGGTCTGATTACATGCTTGGCGGCGCCTCCGGCGTCATCAAGCCCATCGACGCAGCGGCCATCAGCGCCCGCGTCGATGCCGAATGGTCGGCGCGCTTCGCCGCGGCATCCGCGCTTAGCACAGGGTTCGTCCGCGCGAACCCCGGCGCGCTGCACAAGATGCCGACCGAGGGCAGCGCCAGTAAGGCGTGGCCCTCCCATCGGACGTGGGAGCTCGCCACGCGCGCGAATGCCTCGGCCACGCTGCTCGGCGCGTCCGACGACACACGGATGACGCTCATCGGGGCATTCGTCGGCGACGCGGTCGCCGCTGAATTCGCAGCATGGGCTGCTCGGCAAGACCTGCCCGACGCGGGCGCGCTGCTCGATGGGAAAGAGACGTTCAAACACGATCCGTCTCGTGCTGACCGCACCTACGTTGTCGCCGCGTCGCTCGCGGCGACCGTGCTCTCCGAGCGCGACGACGCGAGCAAGTTCAAAGCCCGCATCGAGAAGATGTGGGCGATCTTCGACACCCTGAGCGGGCAGGGTGTTGACTTGATATACGGGCCGACCCGCTCGGTTCTTCTGGCTGCGAAGAACAGCCACCCGTTCGCATCGTCGGTGACGGGATCGCCCGCTTGGATGAAGGTGCTGGTCAAGATCACCCCGGCGCTGACCGCCGCCGGGTTGACCGCGTAGCGTTCACGGTAGGGCATCGGCGCGCGCGGGTGCCCCTCCGCGAGCTCTGCTCGGAAAGGAAAATCATGGTTTGGCATAAAGGAAGCCCAAAGCAGATCGCGCCCGCGGCGAAGCTCGCGGCGGCGCGCATCGTGGTCACTCACCGCTTGCCGTATCTCACGCAAGCGGTGCACGCGATGGTACCTCGCGAGGTACCCCGCGGATCGCTCAACACGATGGCCGTGTCACCTAACGGCGTGCTCCGTTGGGATGCAGCCGATCTCGACAACATGACCGTTGAGCAGGCGGCCATGAGCCTCGTTCACGAGGCGTTTCATCTGCTCAACGAGCACCACCCGCGCCGCATCGCGAGCGCGATCTCCGAGGAGGATGCTGCGTTGTGGAACGTAGCGGGAGACTTGGAGATCAACGACAACCTCGCTGCGACGGGCGGGGATATGTTCACGATGGTAACTCCGTCCCACTTCAAGCTGCCCGACGGGCTGACCGCGGAGGTGTACTTCGCGATGCTCAAGAAGCAGCAGCAGGCCCAGCAGCAGAAGGGCGGGCAGCAGGGTGCCGGTGGCGCACAGCAGCCTGGCCAGCAGTCCGGCAAGGCGCCGCACAAGTGCGGCAGCGGCAAGTGCGGCGGTGGCGCGGGCGGAACCCCAGCGCCCGGCGAGGAGGGCGACAAGCCCGGCAGCGGCAGTGGCAAGGAAGGGCGCAGCGTCGGCGACCTCAAAGCCGTTGCGATGGCGACGGCGGCGGCCATCGCCGAAGCGGTGGCGAACCGCGGGGACGTTCCCGGCGGCTGGCAACGCTGGGCCGAGGGGATGCTGACGCCCCCGAAAGTGCGCTGGCAGGACAAGCTGCGCGCGCGGGTGCGCGCAGCAGTCAATCATGCCGCGGGCATGGTGGATAAGACCTACAACAAGCCGAACCGCCGCCAGGCGGGCCTCGGCTACGGCGCTGGCGCCCCCGTGCTCGCTGGGTGGCACGCGCCGACGCCGCGCGTGATGGTCGCGCTCGACACGTCAGGGTCGATGGGCGACGAGGATTTCCAGCTCGCCATGAGTGAGCTGGAGGGCATTCTCGCCGCGGTGCCTGGGCGAAAGCTGGAGTTCGTCGCGTGCGACGCACAGGTTCACGCTGCGGTGCCGGTGAGTTCGTGGCGCGAAGCGAAGGCATCGCTCCGCGGCGGTGGGGGTACGAGCTTCCATCCCGTGATGAAGCACATTGCGGACATGCGGCCGGATAAGCGCCCGCATGTGCTGATCGTCGCCACCGACGGCTACGGTGACGACCCCGAGCTCCCGCCGAACACGCGGGTCATCTGGCTCGTCACGCGAGGGAACTTCTGCTCCGCGAAGCGCGGTGAGCATGTCTACCTCGAAGGATAACTGCCCCACCGCGTACAGCGTGCAGGTCGATCAGCATTTCTGGACAACCAGTACGCATCGCACGCGCGCGTGTGGCTGCCGTGAGGAATGGGCCACGATGCTCTTCGACGATGTGTGCGTGAACGTGCCGGCAGCGATGCTGGTCAAGAACGTGCACTGCCCGCTGGCCGGTACGAGCCACCGAAACAAGTGGTTCCCACTGCCAGCGAAGCTCGATCAACCCAACCGCAGCGAGCGCGTAACCGTGTTCGCTCGCCAAGTGCTAGCGGACAACGGCGGCAGCTCGTTGTTCGCGATCATTCGCCCGGCATTCTCGCGCCCGACGTTCAGCAACACGGTTGGCCGCGTGTACATCGCCAATGCAGGGCAGCACAGCCAAGTATGGAGTCGGCACGCATACGACACGGTGCATCTCGCGCGCATGATGCCGCAGACGTTCACCGGCAACATGAAGATGGCCAAAGAGTTTGTGGACGGGCTCTTGTTGAGCATGTCCATCGCAAGCCTGTAGAGAGAAGAGGAACTCATATGGAAAATCTGACGATCACGAGCGGCGCTGCGGCAACGGGCGTCGTGACCTACTGGCAGCTGGCGGGGCGCACAGAGCGCGCCCGCCTCGAAGCCGCCTGGGCGCAAGCCGGCCTTCCCGCGGACGCGCTGCCCGCGAAGACCACCCCGCGCGTGGCACTCCAGCGTGCGCTCGCGGAGTTCGCAGATAAGGATACGCTCGTTAGGCCGAGCGATGACCCCATGACCTTCGCGGTGCTCAAACGCGAGAAGGACTCGCGCGGCAAGCCCGTGTTCGTGACGGAATGGGAGGCGCGCCTCGCTACGCCCGACACGGACGACCCCATCTGCGCGCGGCCCGACGGCAACGATGTTTCGGAGGATATCTCCGAAACGGTGGTTCTTGCGTTCCGCCGCGAGCTGCGCACGATCCACCACCACGATATCAGCGCGTGGCTTGTCGAGTGGGCACGCAAGTGCCACGCGGTGAGCCTCCGCGACAGCGGTGGGTTCTATTACATCCCCGAAGCGCACGCGCCGACGTGGCGCGCGGTGGGGGATGCGCTCGCGAGCGCATCCCGCTCGAAGGTCTACGAGATCGCCGCCATGAGCGGCGACAAGGCTGCGGAAGCGGTGGTCGACGCGCTGACGCGCGAGGTGCGCACCGTCGTCGAAACCATCGACGAGGGCATCGGCAAGCAGGGGCTCCGCGCGCTCAAGGGTCGCGAGCGCGAGCTCTCGACGTACGAAGCGAAGATCGCGTCGTTCGAGAGTGCCCTGGGCGTCAAGCTCGACGCGCTCCGTGGGCAGCTCACGGAGCTCGGCGGTCGCGTGACCGCGGCGGTGATGACCGCGGAGGCGACCGGCAGCGGGCTCAGCGGCCTGACCCTGTAGCCTCTCGCGGGTTGGGGCACCCTTTGGTGCCCCGCTCGCTGGATTAATCCTACATAGAGGGAACGATGCAAAAGAATCCTTGGAGGCAGCTTACGCGCGTGGGCGTGCCGCACTCGGATGTTGGGCAGTATCTACGCTTGGTCGCTGGGACTATAGGCAGCGTGGTAACCCAGCAACCCGAACCCGACGGCAAGACGATTCCTAGCGGGAGCACCGCAACGGTGCACCGCACAGGGTGGTGCTACGTGCTTCATAACGGTGTGTGGATCGTCCGCACAGCGCTCTCGTTCGGCGAGCTGCAGCTGGCGACGGTGGTAGACATGCCGACACGCCAGAGCGCAGACAAACTTATGGCCATGAGCGCGCGTGAGTTCGCTCTGCATGTAGTCACGCTCTCGCACGCCACGCGGCCATCCGCAGAGTTCACCACTATTGGCAGCAGCACGTACGGGCGATACAGCCTCGTCGCCCGTGCCATCGTCCACCGTTGGTGGCTGTTTGGCGTGCTGGTCAAGGCAATCTCGCCCGAGTTGGACATCGGGGACGCTTGGTCCATGACGAAGCTGTCCGTGTACAACACGCGGAAGCTCTGTGCGCAGTTGACGGGGGACGAGGCGCCGACCGTCCATCGACTAGCAAAAGCCATTCAGGCCACAGACACCGTGAACGCGATGATGAGGAGTGCATGACAATGAAGCTTTGGCGGCAGCTCACAACCACGGGCATCTGCGCGAGCAAGGCAGGCCGATATCTGGCCGGCATCGCGCGCAGCGAAGAGTCCGACGTTACCTGTGAGGCCGAAGCAGATGGCGGCAAGGCGCCACGAACAGTGCCCCGCTTCGGCTGGGGGCTTCGGCCTGGGCTGGGCGGCTACTACAGCATCTGGACACCGCTCTCGTTCGACGAGGCTCGCCTAGCCACCATCACCGACCTGCACACGCAGAACGAGGCCGACGCGCTACGGCAGATGCACCGTGATGAATTTGCGGAGTTCGTGCTCTCGTACGGAAACCATCTGCGAAACATCGACGGCAACGCCAGCCTAGGGTCGCTCGTGTTCGGCGCGTACGACATGGTGGCGCGGGGCATTCTGCGGCGATACTGGATGTTCGGTGCACTGCTCAATGCCGAACACTCGGATACACGCTTTCCTGCGTGGCACCTGACTCGGCTGTCCGTACGCAGAACTCACGAGCTCTGTTGTGCGCTCACAGGCAAGGAGAATCCGTCAGTGCCACACCTAGCAAAAGCTCTCCAAGCCGCGGACACCGCGTGCATCATGACTTGCAGCCAATGAATCTGCCGTCTCTCTTGCTTCGCGTGGTGGCGCAGACGGCTATGCTGGAACCGTACCGTACTTCAGCCGTGCTCATGCCTCACCGATACTCACGGCGGGCAGAGTTGTACGCGCACCACGCTCGCGAGCAGTCGTGGTGCGGCCTTAGATCGCCCATCTACCACGTCCGCGACGCAGCACAGTTCCGAGCCTGGGTCGCTGCATTTCACGGACTCGACCAGCACGCGGCATCCGTCAGATGGGAGTACCTGTTCGAGTTCTACGACAATCATCTTCTCACCCTGGATGTACTAACCCGTGAAAACGAAATCGAATGAGCTGGTGAGTGTTCTTAATGAAGCCGCGCGGCGCTACCGACGAGTGTGGTGGGCCGACCCGGTTGAGCTAACGCAGGCCGCGTGGCCCGATGTGCTTGTCGCGCACGAGCGCTACGACGCGGCGAAGGGAGACTACCGAGGGCTGATCTACCACGTCGCTGTGCGGGCGATGGCGCGCCACCTGCGTCGCATGAGCTCCCCAGTGAGCGGAGACGTGTGGCGCAAGGGCAGGCTGGACGGACTTCTGAAAGAATCCGTCGAGGATGACTCCTTAATACTTGACGAGTGTCCGTCGCGCGTCGAGTGTATCTCGCGCGTGCGGGAGCGCGTTACAGAGGTGCTCGGCGATGACGCACCGTACGCCGTGCGCTTGCTAACCCGCGAGAGCACTGCACAAGAGATCGCAAACGAGGCCGGCGTGTCCGCGAGCCTCGTGTACAAGTGGACGATGGTGTGGCGTCGGGTGCTCATGCGCGACGCGCAGCTTCGCCAGTTGTGGGAGGAAGCCGAATGAACCGTCTCGACCTCATCATCGTGCCGCAGACGCAGTTGCGCCGGCAGGTGGTCAACCCGAACGAGATGACCCCCGACGAGCTCGACATGCTTGAAAAGAGTGTGCGCCGATTCGGGATGATCGACCCGATCATCGTGCAGCCGCACGAGGACGGGCTAACGTACGAGATTCTCGACGGGCACCACCGTCTCGAAGCAGCGTTTCGCTGTGGCATCACGGACATCCCATGCGTCGTGGTGGACGGCTTCATGCCCGACGAGGTCAACGCTCTACAGCTCGCGTTGAATAAGAATCGAGGGCACATCCGACTGGACACGGCTGAAAGCATCCTTAAAGAGTTGGCGGCCTACGGCTGGGAGCGATCGGAGCTCACGGTGACGGGGTTCAGTGACGACGAGCTGGCACGGATGCTCGACGAAGCCGCCGAGCAGACGGCGAAGGCTGTGAAAGCGGTGTCCGTCGAGGCACCCGCCGCCGAGGATCGCCCCTTCGCGCTGGAGCTGAAGTTCCATACCCAAGAGCAGCTGCGCGCGGTGCGCAAAGCACTGCGTCGTTCGAGCGGAGAGTTGAAAGACGAGAGCCTCGGCATGTTGAACATGCTCGGGCTGCTGGAGGACGGACAATGACCACGGAAGCAGTTGTGAAGGTGCGCCATGCGCGCAAGTACAAACGCCGCACGTCGAAGCTGGACGATCAGATGCTCATGCGCGGGTACATCAACCCCTCGCGTGTGAGCGAGTTGCTCGGCCTGACCGCACCGACGGTCTACCGCTGGGGGGCGCTGGGGTACGTCCGGCTACGCGAAGAGGGGCGACGCCGCTTCTTCGATGTGGCGAGCCTTCGTGCGTACCTCGCAGACGAGGGACAGATCGCGCTCATCGACGCACACATCCGCGAGCGCAAGGCGCAGCTGCTCGACGAGTTGGACACCTAGCGTGTGGATCGACGTAGACAACGTCGTCGCGCGGGTGTCGAAGATCAGCGACGAGGAGGCCAACTGGCTGTTCAACTTTCTCGTGCTGCCCGTGAACGGATTTCGCGCCCGGTACCTGGGCGGCTCTCAGGGTGAGCCGCTCTACAACGTGCGCGCGCAGTGTTTCCCCTCGGGGCTACTGTACGTCGTGCAGCGTGGTGCGCGTGCCGAGGGCATCGAGGTAAACGTCCGCGACAAGCGGCAGCAGCCGGGCAAGCACGACCACAAGGCAGACCTCTCGTGGCTTCGTGACTACCAGCACGAGGCGGTGGAGCGGTGTTTCCGTAAGCACCGCGGCATCATCAAGGTCGGCACGGGCGGCGGTAAGACGGAGATCATCGCGGCGCTCGCTGCGCTGTACCCCGTCGAGTGGGACTTCCTCGTTCATCGTGCGAGCCTGCTCGACGAAATCGCCACGCGCATCGAGCGCCGCATTGGCGAGCCGGTCGGGCGTTTCGGCGACGGCCGACGGACTTTCGAGCGCGTGAACGTCGTGATGTTTCAGTCGCTCCACAAGGCGCTGTGCCAACGCGACAGCAAGGCTCTCGCGCACGTCAAGCGTGTGCAGGGCATGGGCATCGACGAGGTGCACGTCGCGGCGAGCAGGACATTCCTACAGACCGCGCAAGCATACAGCGGTGCGTACTACCGCTTCGGGTTCAGTGGCACCCCCTTGGACCGCAGCGACGAGCGAAACCTCGCGGTGATCGGCGCGACGGGTGACGTGATCTACCGGCTCGACTCTGCGGAGCTCGTCGAGCACGGGGCGATTGCTCGCCCGACGATTCATCTCGTGCGCGTGCCGGTACCCAAGATCGGCGGATACAAGCCGACGACGATGGTGCAGTTCTCGCGGCAATGGTCGCAAGCGTACGACGCAGTGATGGCGAGTAGGGCGCGCATGGATGCGCTCGTCACCACCGTGAAGCAGGCGCCCAAGCCGTGCCTCGTGTTCGTCAAGAGCATCGATCACGGGCGCGAGGTGACCCGCGCACTACGAGGCAACGGCGTCACCGCCGACTTCGTGTTCGGTCAGCGCGACACGGGTTCGCGTGCCAGCGCGGTGAAGGCCCTGCAACACGGCGATCTCGACGTGCTCGTCGCGAACATCGTGTTCCAAGAGGGCGTGGACATCCCGCACTTGCAGTCGCTCGTGATGGCGGGCGCGAACAAAAGCACCATCGGCACGTTGCAGTCTCTCGGGCGTGCGCTGCGCCGGACGGACTCCAGCAACCAAGTAGTGAAAGACGAAGTGCCCGTGTTCGATATCGCTGACACCCACTGCGGGTGCAAGCGGAGCGAGAACGGGTACACGCTGTACGACCACAACACTTGCAAGTGGTTCGACCAGCACACCGTGACGCGGGTGAAAGACTATCGAAAGGCTGGACACACCGTGGTGGACTCGTGATGGACTTCGACTTGAACGCGCCGCTTGTCGGCGGCAGCACCGCACGGCGCGTCATGCCGTGGGGGCTCATCCACATCACATGGCCGGGCGTGTTCCCGCGGGAGCCTGGGCCGTGGCTGTACACCGTGCTGCCGCGGCCGCCGGTGTTGTCTGCCAAGGACACTGACGAGCGCAACGCGGAGCTCACGGCGACGGCTCTGCGCAGCGTATACGACTACGCCCACCCGATCCGCGCGCGCAGCACGAAGGCTGCACTCGGGCACAGCCGACGCCGCCCGGTCGGCTCGCTGGAGATGTACCCGCAGCTCGTCGAGTGGTCGCGGCACGCGGTCTCGCTCGTGGCGGCTCCGCACGAGTGGTTCCTGTGGAGCCTCGGCGTGTGGGAGAACCACATCCGCGAGAAGAGCAACGAGGTAAGCATTTACCCGCGCATGGAGTGGATGCTTCGCCCGTCGCGCATCGCGACGCCAAAGACGTGGAAGTGGTTTAAGCACGACTTCCGCAAGATGGGCGGCCAGACAATCTTCGCCGCAGAGGCTCGGCTGTATGCCGAGCGCTTCCAGCAGATGCAGTCGCGCGTGCAGGCTGTCGCCACGCGCGACACACCGCGCAGCGTGGTCGTGGCTGCCGCGAACGATGGTCCGTGTACGCTCCAGCAACTTGCGGCCCTCGCCGACAAAGCGGAGGCGTCCGCGAAGGCGCTGAAGGCAGACGTAGACGCGCGCTTCCGCGCGTTCGAGTTTCTACGGGAGTGGTCAAGTGGCTAAAAAAGATTCGTACGGGATGACGATGGCTTTCGAGCGGCTGGTTGCATGTATGTGCGCCAGCCGCGCCTCGTTCATCGGCAAGGCAATCACCATCGACCCATCGCGGCTGGAAGACCCCGCCGCGCAGCTCGCAGTGCGGTGCGCCCTGGCGATCTTCAAGGACACGGGGCACGGGCCGAGCTCGACGACCATCACCGCGCAGCGTGCGCGCCGCTGGGTCAACGAGGGCTCCACGTCGTTCGAGGAGATGACCATGCTCCTCGACATGTTCCTCGAAGCACCGCACGAGGCAGCGCGTGAGGCCGACGTGCTCGGAGAGCTCGTGCCCGTGCTCAAGCGAGCCGTGCATCAAGAGGTGGTCACTGCGTCGATGCAGGAGTTTGCCAACCGCGGTGACTTCACCAAGGTGCGCAAGAAGATCGAGGAGGCTGATCGGCTGGGCGTCGTGGACACGTCGCTCGGCACCATCCTCGGTACGGAGGACGTGTTCTCAGAGATCGACCGCGCGAACCTCGGCGAGCGGCGGCCAACAGGCATCTTTGAACTCGACATCGTGCTGCAAGGCGGCCTGCCACGCGGGTGCCTACTCATTGCCGCAGCGGGTACGAGCGGCGGCAAGAGCGTCTTTATGAATCACATGTGTGCCAAGGGTCTGCGCGACGGATTGTTCGTCGGATACGCGACCTTGGAGCTGAACGTGGCGACGGTGAACGCGCGGTTGCTCGCGAACCTGACGGAAGTACCGATCAACACGATCATGAGCGGCAACCACACCATCGCACGCGAGAAGTACGAGCAAATGCGCCCGAGCCTTGGGCAGTTCGTGAGCAAGTGGTTCCCCGCAAAGCTCACGACGATGGACGACGTGAATGCGTGGGTCGCGGACGCCGAGCAGCGCATGGGCCGCAAGATGGATTTGTTGGCGGTGGACTACGGCGACAAGCTCGCCTCGACGAAGTCAGCCGACAACATGCAGTCCAACAACTACTCAGCGATGGACACCGTGTTCGAGTCGATGCGCATGTCGAGCGAGGTGCACCAACGCTTCACCATCACCGGGTCGCAGGCGCAGCGCCGCAAGACGAACGACCGATCCAAGCGCATCGAGTCCGAGGACATCGCTGACTCGATTGCCAAAGCGCGCATCTGCGACCAGATGGTTTCGATGGTCAAGACAGAGGACGGCATGATTACGTTCTTCGTCGCGAAGAACCGCTTTGGCGAGGAGCACCAGCTCGTCGGCCCCGTCACCACCAACTTCACCTGCGGCCGCATCGCGTCGGTGTACTAATGCGCTACGGAGCACTGAAAGACGCGGTGGCCGCCGCGCTGGAGAGCTCCGACGCGCGCCGGGTCGGGTACCGCGCGCGTGTGCTGTGCCCGAACTGCGTGAGCAGTAAGACCAACCGCCCCGATCACAGCATGTCTGTGAACTTGGAGGAGGGGTGGTTCTACTGTCAGCGGTGCGCGGTGAAGGGCAAGCTGTGGGAGAGCGTCACGGGCACGATCCGCGCCATGACGCCCCCTGAGCCGCAAAGGTTCACCCAGTCATACGGGGTGCCGCTCAGCGTGATCGGAGACGGCAGCGTGTTCGGCGAAAAGCTGCGCGCGTTCGTCTCGTGGCGGCAGTGCGAGTACATCGTGCACGCGCCGGATGTGGAGTGCGACTCGTGTAACTCGTTTCGCAGCAGTACATACCCCTTCGACGTGCGGCTCATCGTGAAGATGCGTCGCGTGGACTCACTCAATGAAGTGACCGGCGCGCAGCACATTGACTGCTACGAGCAGGCCACAGGCAGATGGATCACGGAGAAGCGCACGGTCGCAGGCAGCGACCGCGCAGGTTCGTTCTACAACGCCGCCGCCGTCGTGCGCCCATCACGCCGACCGCTTCTCGTCGTCGAGGGATTCTTCGACGCAGTCGCGCACCTGCCCGACGCCGCCGCCGTGATGGGCTTGCCATCGAACACGCATCTCGACTTGCTCGCCTTCGCACCGCGCCCCGTCGTGTTCGCGCTCGACGGCGATGCGTGGGAGCGTGGGTGGGCGTACGCACAGTATCTTCAACACATGGGTCAAACAGCGGCGAGCATTCGACTGCCGCCGAAGCGCGACCCTGACGACTTCAAGCGCAGCGACTTGATGCGCATGGCCATCGACGCGCTACTCAACGAATGACCTACCGAACCGTCGGGCGCCCGAAGCGCCCCGTCCACAAGCCCCGGCGACCACCGAAGCAGGTATACATCTATCACCTGACGGGGGGTGACCCCGAGCTCTGCAACACGCTGTACGACCCCGTCCCGCGCCTGCGCATCGTGGCACCACCGGCCGAGCTCTACACACCCAAGGTGAAGATGCGGTGGTCGCGCGACCTCCGTGGGCAGTGGGGGTTGCTCAACGCGCTGCGCGGGTACGCGCCGACAGACCGCGCGGCGGTAGGTACACACTGGCACTGCGTCTGCCGCTGCGGCGCGCAGGTTATGGTGGTCGCGGCGAAGCTCACCCAAGGCGCCGTGTTTGCCTGCTCGTGGGATTGCTGGAACCGCCACGTCGAAGCGGTCATGCGCCTCGACGATGTATCCCGCGAGGACGCCGTCCTGTCCCTGCTCGCGCTCACCCGTACGCGGGTACGCCGCTTCTTGATCGGGCAGCTCGGAGGCACGCCCGCGTACGATCATAAACGAATTGTTACAACGAACCGTTTGGTGAAAGGTACTGAACGGGTCGCACAAGGCATTATGGCCGCGTGGGCGAGAGTGGACGTGAGCGAGTGTAGGGTCGAAGTGACCCGTCGATTCCTCCCCGGTGGCGTTGAAGCCAAGTGGGTCGCTCGGGTTGTCCGAGCCTCGGATGACAAAGCGAAAGTGGCAACCGCGAACACAGCGATCGGCGCACTCCACCGCCTCGCTGTGCTTGTTAAAAAGGACCGAATCACATGAGCACGTTCACGCTTCTGCACACCTACATCGCGGGCGTTCATCACCACATGCCAGGGTTGGAAACCTGGGCTGTGTCCCTCCCGCATGGGCAGCGGTTGCATCTGGCGCGTGAACCGGAAAACTCGTACGACCGCAACGCAGTGAAAGTGCTGCTGGCCACCCGCATGATCGGGTACATTCCGCGGGAGCTCGCGCCGGTGGTCGGCGCGCTCCTCAAGAACGGCTACGAAGTCCACGCCGAAGTGGATGACGTGGACGTGAAGAACAAGCGCTACCCCACGGTGGGGATCGCGCTCGTCATGCCTTCCCTGGAGAGCAAGTGATGAAGACGATTACAGACATTCACATCAGCCGCGCCCTCGACAACGAGGGCAAGTTCACGGGTGGGTTCGGGGTGAGCCTGAGTTTCGAGGCGCCCACCGCCGAAGCGGCCATCGCCGAGGTGACCACGCTCATGGGGCGTGGGTTCACCGTGGCCCCCGCAGCCGCGGTGGCGCTCGCTGCCCCTGTCGTGGCCCCCCCTGTCGCGGCGCCGACGGTACCGCCGCCGGTGAAAGCGAACCGGGTTGAACCCGAACCCCCGGCCGAACCCCCGGCGGCGCCCCCTGCGCCGGCCGCCGAGGCGCCGGTGCGGCGTGGCCCCGGCCGCCCGCCCAAGGTTGCTGCCGCTCCGGCGGCGCCACCGGCCGCGAAGCCCGCGCCGGCTCCCGAGCCCAAGGACGCCAACGACGATCTGGACTCGCTCGACGGTGACGACGAGCCGACGTCTGCGGTGGCGAGCAAGAACACAAGCGAGGACGACAAGCTCGTCGCGGATGCGGCGGGCCTCGGCAAGATTCGCGAGGTGGTCGAGCTGGTCATCAAGCGCAAGGGCTTCACGAAGGCCGAGCAGGTCGGCGCGTGGGTCAAGCAGCACGGGTCGCGCATCGAAGCGGTGGCCCGTCTCGGCGACAAGGGCGCCGAGCGTGCGCAGACCGCCGCGGACATGATGCTGCCCGACGCGGACGAGTAGCCGCACGCCCCCAGCCCACCGGGGTGTTCCCCGGTGGGCGCTCTTTGCTTTAAGACATTCGATTAAGAACACGGTACATGAATGAACTTCACGAAGATCAGCCACCGCATCGTCGGTCTCAACAACCGCGTGAGCGGCACGCTCACGGCACTACGAAAGGCGTCGCGGTGATCGCAGTGATCACGTCGACGCTGCCGCAGTCGCGGTCACGGGCGGGGTCGCGGTCGGAGTCGCGGTCGTGGTCGGAGTCGCGGTCGTGGTCGTGGTCACAGTCGCAGGCGCGGTCACGGTCGCGGGTCATGCCGTCGCTGTCATGGTCGCTGGCGTGGTCGCGGTTATGGTCGCGATCAAGAGGCGCGTAGTGATCGCAGTGATCACGTCGACGCTGCCGCAGTCGCGGTCACGGTCGCAGTCGCGATTGCGGTCGGGGTCGCGGTCGACGGCATGGTCGGAGTCGTGGTCGTGGGCGCAGTCGCTGTCGGGGTCGCGGTCGATGGCATGGTCGGAGTCGTGGTCGGGGTCGCTGTCATGGTCGCTGTCGCGATCGTGGTCGTGGTCGCGCTCAGGAGGCACGCAGTGATCGCGGCATCGGCGCGATCACGGTCGGGGTCGGGGTTGTCACACAGGATGCGATGACGTGCGAACCAAAGTAGAACGCCCCAGCCCGTGGTTTCCAATCATTGAGAGCACGATGCTGGTCGCAAAAACCTGTCTGTGCGGTGCGTTCAAGGCCGATATCGGCTACGGCACGCAGCATGACTACGCCTTCCTGCCATCAAACATGCGCGCGTGCTGTGTCTTTAACACGTCAGCGAGTGCCGGGTGGGTCGCGCGTGCCGGCGTATGGTGCAGAGTATCCGCCACAATGACGGCCAGCAACTTGAACAGTCGCACCGACGTGTATGTGTTGTGGGGTACGAAATCAAACTTCAAGCTGACCGTCGCCTCGCGAACGGGCGCGCGTGTCGTGTCGTTTCAGCGGGCGACACTGATGACACGATCCTTGGCGCGCGCACAAGACTTCGTCACCGCGCTCATCACACAACAAGCCATCACACAGTAGGAGAAGCCATGTTGAAAGAATTGACGGACAAGCTGCGTACCGGTGCGGTCTGGGCGACGCACCTCGTCATTCTCCGCGGGATACCTGGGTCGGGGAAGAGCGCTGTCGCTCGCGCGATCCAAGAGCAGTTTCCGTACGCAGAGACGATCTCGTACAACCTGCACGGTGTGCCGACGCGGAAACTGTACGGCCACGAGCATATCGAGCTCACAGTCGATGTATACCGGCGTGTCAGCCGACGCCTGAGCGACGACGGCTGTCCGCGCGTGCTGATCGTGGACACCCCCGCGATCTTCAACGAAGACGTGGCGCCGTTCGTCATGCTGGCGATGATCGAGGGGGCGATCCCACACATCGTGGTCTGCCTGTGCGACCCGTACACCGCGTATCAGCGCTCGCAGAAGTTCATTGCCGAGCAGCAGCTCGTGCAGCTCACACCGAAGTTTCTCGGTGAAGTGACTCATCAGCCTCCGTTCTGGCCCAAGGCGATCTGCCTGTACACAAGCACGGAGGTGGGACTGTGAGCGGCGACCACGATCACTTCAACGGCTTTGCCGTGTACCTATTCAGCACCGTGACGCGCGAGCCGGACGTGGTCTTCCACGGAGACGGGGCGCGCGCCAAAGCGGATGCGTGGGCCGGCGCGCACGGCGGCGGCGTCATTCGTGACGTGGTGTGCACGATTATCCCCGACACGCACAGCTACCAAGATCGCATCAGCAAGCTCGAAGACGCACTGGACATCGCAGAATGCAAGCTCGAAGACGCACTGAACATCGCAGAATGCAAGCTCGAAGACGCGCAGCGCACCTATCGGGAAGCCGTAGACCGCTTTCAAGAGCGCCTCGACAGCGCGATGGAGGACATCGCGCACCTGTTGCAACAGCGATCCGCGCTGCTCAACGTGATGAGCGTCGTGCCTGCACACGACGGAACCTACGCATGTAGCATGCTGGTGCACACCCTCGCGTCGAAGCGGTTTTATCCGCAGGAGTACGTCGAGCAGTTGGAATGCGCTCTTGGTTTGGAGGGTGTGCCGGAGACGATGCTCGCGAAGCTACGCAATCGCGAGTATGCGGTCGCTACCGAAGGGGGTTTGGTTGTCGGCATGGTGAAGCCTCACGAGGTGAAGCGATGATCAGGCTCATCCCAGCAGAGCGACTGCTCCGCAACCGCCCGCGACGGAAGACGACGAACCCGCGGCGTGTCTCCAAGAAAGAGCTGCTTCGATCCGCCTACATCGCGAACCTCATGCTCGAGGGCATTTCGGCAAAGCGGCCGGCGACGCGGGGCGATTGTCTACAAGGTCCGAACGCACAGCGACCGTGCCCGTGGGTTTCCTGTGTGCACCATCTCGCCGTAGGCGTGTCCGAAAAGACGGGCTCCCTGCATCTGCCGTTCGGGGACGATCACCTGGAGGTGATGCACGAGACGTGTGCGCTCGACGTAGCGGATCGCGGAGGCATGACGCTGGTCGAGATCGGTGTGATGATGAACATAACTCGCGAGCGGGTCAGACAAATCGAGGTGGCTGCGTTGCAGAAGGTGCGCGCCGAGTTCGACCGTCTCGGAATTGCCGCGGGCGACTTCACACGGGCGTTCGGTCACCCCGAAGCAGCTTCCGCGAGCATGCAAACCGGCCGCGACCACGAGGCGCACGTCGTAAAAGCTATCCGCACGGGTAGGGTGAAGTCCATCGAGCCGCTCACGCCGGGTGACCTGCGCATTCACACGGATCGCGGATACCGCTACGTCATCTCGCGCGTGCAGAAGAAGCTCGACAAGTACAAGAACCTGTTGGTCACGCGAAAAGCCCAGCTCGCAGGGAAAATCGCGGCCGGCGTGAGCCGAAGCCGCCTCGCCATCACACGCCGCAGCGTGAAAACGCTGACGGGGCGCGTCGAAGCACTCCAGCTTCGCCTCGACGCACTCCGAATCAAGTAAAACTTCGTGTAAGAACAGAGGTGGAGAATGAATCTCTTTAAGTTGCTGGTGCTGGCCAAGTTGTCGGGAGAACCCACTCAGTGAGCGCAGACATTCTTCTCGCGGCGCTGCTCAGCATGTACCACCACGTCAATTACCGGGAGTGCATCGAGGCCAATCGCTTCCACATCGCCTCCGTGGCCGACGAGGGGGAGCGCGAGTACGGCGTCCCGGCTGGCCTTTCTCTCGTTACAGGCTTCTTCGAGACGCACCTGGGGTGCGCTCGCGGCGAGAGCGGCAATTGGGGTGCGCCTATCGACCGCTTCCATCGCCACACGGCGGGTACTCCGACACAAGCCGTCCGTGCCATCGCACACAGCTACCGTGTGTGCGGCAGTTGGGTGGGCGCGGTCGGGCGATTTCGCTCAGGGCTTTGCCACCCCGTGCGTCGTGAGCATCGCGCCGCGGTGACCATCCGCATTAACACCGCACGAGCGGTATACCATCGAGCGGGGCTGCCAACCCCCGAGGGTCTATGAAGAAGCTCCCGCTGTACCCAAACGGCATTCGGTCGCCGTTGGACACGCACGTTCCGCCGCCGTCGGGAGCGAAAGGGTGCACCGCGTGCGACATGCACACGGCCGGCATCGTGAGCCCGATCCCCATCTGCGTTGTGCAGAACAAAGCGTTCCTACGCGGCGAGGCTACTGAGGTTTCCTTGGTGGTGTTCGAGGCACCCACGCGCGGAGAAGCATCGGGGTCTTCCGCTGCCTCGTCCGCGACGCACAGTACGGTCCTACGGGTGATTGCCGCCTTGGACAGCAACATCCTACTCAGCGCGTACGCGCTGCGGTGTTGCCCCGGCAACCGCCCCGTGGAGGACACACATATCGAAGCCTGCCGTGGTCACCTGCTCGACGCCGTGAACAGTCTGTCACGCGGGTACACCATCACCCGTATCTACGCGGTGGGGGCCATCGCGCATCGAGCCCTGCTCGGGCGCGTCGTATCGGCCGGCATGATCCCACACGCCGTGTCCACCATCTACCCCTGCTTCGCGCCGCAGGGTATTCCCATCATCTCGCTCCCCGACGCCGGGGTGCTCCGCAGGAACATCCCCTCCGCGCAGAACGCAGTGCTCAACGGACTGTCAGCCATTCACACGAGCAAGGTCGATCTGGCGCAGAGCTTGACCGCGCCGAAGGACCGCAACACGCACCTCGTGCAGTCCGTCGAAGACCACAAGAGCGCATTCGCTACGATCAAGAAGCTCGCGCACGTCGTGTTCGACACGGAGACGGTGGGCCGACTGCACACACCGCTGTTTCGCGTGGTGAGCATCACGTTCGGCGGTGTTACGGGCGCGAGCATCACTTACGACGGTGATCTGCTCGAAGATCACACGGTGCTCAACGACTTCCGCGAGTTCTTCACCACATCGACCGCGGTGAAGATCGGGCACAACATCAAGTACGACCTGCTCGCCATCTGGTGCTGGCTCGGCGTGCGTGTAATCGGCCCGGTTATCGACACGCGGCTCGACCACAAGCTGATCTCGTCTACGTCTGCGGGCGACCTCGCCACCTGCGCAGAGATGGTTGGTTTCGGTGGGCACAAAAACGAGGCGCGTGCAGCCGTCGATCTGGTGAAGCGCGACCTCGTCGCCCTGGCGAACGCAGACATGCGCTCGCCGCTCAAGAGCGGGAAGCCGCGTAAGCCACCCACGCTCCACTACCTCACCGCTGCAGAAGTGGACCCGGCGCACCTTGCGGAGATCCGCGACGGAGCTGACACTGAGGCGTTCGCACAGGCGTATATCGACCCGCGCGTGCGCGCTCGATACAACGCGCTCGACGTACACGCCACGGCGGCCCTTCATCGACTCAACGAACAGCGACTCGTCGCAGGGCGCCTCGCAGTCGCGGAGGAAGTCGTGCGCCCCGCCATCCTCGCGCTCACGGAGATGGAGGCGACGGGGCTCCGCGTGGACGTGGGCGCGCTCGACATCTTCACGACGTACTTGGAGAGCGAGATCGCGGTGGTACAGCAACGCCTCGCGAAGTACCCCGGCGTGAACTTCTCCAGCCCGAAGCAACTCGCCGAGTTGCTCTACGACAAGCTCGGCCTGCCTGTGTTGGCAGAAACCCCCACGGGTGGACGAGCCACGGGTGAGGAAGTGCTCCTCGCGCTTGCCGAGAAGACCAAGCACCCGCTGCCCAAGGACGTGCTCGCGTTCCGCGAGCTTGAAAAGCTGCACGGCACCTACGCCGAGGGCATGAAGAAGCACATTCGTTACGGCGACCGCGGCCCGCGCATTCATCCCAGCACCTTGCTTGACGGCGCGGGCACGGGGCGTCTGTCGAGCCAGAACCCAAACATGCAGAACGTCCCGAGCCCCGACAGGGACAAACCGGGGCGGCCGGCGTTCGGCAAGATGGCTCGCGATATCTTCATCGCGGACCCTGGGTGCGTCCTGCTCGAAGTAGACATGAGCCAGCAGGAGCTCCGCATCGCCGGGATGCTCTCGGGCGACCCGGTGATTCTCGAATGCTACCAGCGGGGCGAGGATATCCACCGGGCGACGGCCGCAGTCGTGTACGGCGTGGCCCCCGAGGCTGTCTCGAAAGAGCAGCGGTCGCGGTCGAAGACCGTCACGTTCGGCCTGCTCTACGGCAAGACGGATCGTGGGCTGTCCAAGCAGCTCAACATCACGGTGGACGAGGCGCGACGTATTCGGCAGGCTGTGCTCGGACGGTTCAAGCACCTCGCCAAGTGGTGCGAGGACATGCTGTCACAAGCACGCCGTGACGGCGGCGTGTTCACTTGGTGGAACGGCCACGCGATGGCTCGGTGGCGTGAGCTACCCGCAATCAACGACCAGACGGAGGAGGGCTTCGGCGCACGGATCAACGCTGAGAACGCAGCGGTGAACACCCCCATCCAGGGGCTCGCCGCGGATATCGTGACCGCTAGCCTCTACCCCATCGTTCATCGTTTTCATAAAGAAGGCGTGAACGCTCAGCTGGTGAACACCGTGCACGATTCCGTGATGGTGAACGTCGCGCTCGAAGACCTGCCACGGGCCGCGCGCATCATGCGCGAGGTGATGACCGGCCACAACACGATGGGCTTCCCACTCGCGGTGGACATGAAGTCGGGGCCGAGATGGGGCTCGATGTCCGAGTACCACCCGCCGGAGTGAAACCTTTTCGCGCCCCGGCACAAGACAAGGTGGCCTGTGAAACGTGCGAAGCATACGATTAACCCTGAGCAGATCGACATGGAGTTCATGCGACTTCCCGGCGATCTCGCTTACCTCGGTCAGTGCTACGCGGAAGCATCCGAGGTACTGAGTGAACTTGAGCTGAAATTGGAGGTGTACGAAGCGCGCACTGGTATGGCGATCCGTGAAGCGAAGACGATGCTCGGCGAGCGGGTGACGAACGACACGGTGGCCTCTAAGATGAAATCGAGCACCGACTGGCAGGTGCTCCGCGAGCAGATCATCGAAGCCGAGGCCAACAAGCTCCGCGCGAAGATTGACCTCGATGCGATGATCGCGAAGAAAGACATGCTCATCAGCCTGGGCGCATACATGCGCGCCCAGGCAAGCGGCGACCCGTCGATCCGCCTGCCGACAGGCAAGCAACCACAGACTGACCGAAGCAACTGGACGAGTGAGGACTGACATGACGAACGAACTGGCTGGGCTGTTCTCGGACTACACGGATTCCTCTGCGACTGAGGACGTGGAGCTGGCGAAGAAGCCCTCGAAAATCATCTCCAAGCTGCCGGTGGGCAAGACCGTACTGCGCTTCATGCCGCCCGCACCTGGGAAGAAGAGCCCGTTTCGGATCTACTACCAGCACTTTGTGCGCAACATCCCCGGCATCGCCGACTGCATCTTCGTCTGCCCCCGCATGGAGGCGAAGCGCCCGTGCCCTCTCTGCACCTTGAAGGCACGATGGGAGGCGAGCGGCGACGACAAGAAGGTCACTGCCGCGCGTGATCTGGAGCCGCGCTCCACCACGTCGGCGCTCGTGATCGTCCGCGGCGAAGAGGAGCAGGGCGTGCGGATGTTCCGCATGAGCTACTCCGTGCACCAAGCGCTGCTGGAGATTCGCAACGAGCTGGAGATCAACTTCACGCACCCGATCAACGGCTGCGACATCATCATCACGCGCAAGGGCACCGGCGCGACCGACACGAAGTACCGTGTGATCCCCGATCCGAAGGGGGCATCGCCGATGCTCCCCACAGAAGCGGCGATGGCCGAGGCGCTCTCGACGATGCCGAACCTGGACAGTTTCGTGCGCGTCCTCGACGCGCCCGTCATCGAGGCGATGCTCCGCGGTGAAGCTCCGAAGGGTGGCGGCGGTCGCCAGCTGGGCATGGGGGATTCCACGATGGACCGGGCATTGCCCGGTAAGCGGGCCTCGTCGTACTTGAACGACGACGACGAGTAGCCCCCCCGGCGAGGGTGAAAACCCTCGCCGCGATGTCGAGCCTAGGTGGCTCGTGTGTGGAACCGTTGCTGGTCCCTCACACGATGCGCGGGTTCAATTCCCGCGATCGGCTCCACAACACCTACGAGGTGCCCGTGCCGAGCGACATTGACCCGCGTCTTCTGAAAGTGCAGAAGACGCTCGCGAAGAAGTTTGGTCAAGAGAGCGCGTCCATCGTCTCAACGGCGACGACGCGGTCGAAGATCACCACCGTGCTGCCCACCGGTATCCCGGTGCTCGACGAGTACGTCATCGGCTGTGGCGGCCTGCCGACACGTCGCATCAGCGAACTGTACGGCGGCGAGGGGGACGGCAAGACTTCGCTGGCGTACGCGATCTGCGCCAGCGCGCAGAAAGCCGGTGCGGTGGTAGGGTGGTGCGACAGCGAGCACGCCTTCGACATGGCGCGGGCGCAGTCGTTTGGTATGGACCCTAAAGCCGCGCTGCTGATGGACCCCTACACGCTGGAGGAGTCGCTCAACCAGCAGCTCGAATTCCTGCGTGCGCTCGACGACGGCGGCGCGCCGGTACTGCTGGTGTGGGATTCCCTGTCAGGAGCCCCTCCGCAAGCCGCGCTCGACGGCAACGCAGGCGACAAAGCCGTGGCCGAGCGCGCCCGTCTGCTGTCCGTCAACGTCCCCGCCATGCTCGCGCTGTGCGTAAAGAAGAACGCGCACTGGCTGGTCATCAACCAGCTCCGCGAGAAGATCGGCGTGATGTACGGCGACAACACCACCACCCCTGGTGGTCGGACGCTCAAGTATTTCGCCTCGATCCGACTGCGCATCTACGGCGGCAAAGCAATCAAGGCAGGCGAAGCCGACAACCAGATAGGCAAGATGGTCACCATCTCAGGTGTGAAGTCGCGGTGGGCTCCGGCCTACCGAAAGGCACGCCTGCGGTGGCTCTTTAAGAAAGGCTACGACCTCGACTGGTCGCTGGTCAATCACTTCAAGTCGCAGGGGCTCGTCAGTGGGCGTGATCGCAATGCTTTGGACAAAGCTCGTGAGCTGGCTGCGCAGGAACGATGGGAAGGCGACGATGCACAGGGCGACAGTAGCGGAGGAGACGCCGACGACGACGAGTGACCACGCGCATCACGCGGTTGTCATCCCCCACAGGGGGCATCTGCTCGTGTACAGCCAGTGTTACGAGTCTGGCGTTCGCCGGCTGGTAGATATTCTCGACTGCCCGGCGCACGTCTACGTTCTGCGAAACCACGGCATGGTTCAGTGACAGCCACCGCGTTCATCGCCGACGTGCACGTCGGTAACCACGGGCCGGTGCAGCCTTCGTACAGCCTCGTCAGCCCGGTGAAGTCGCCGCTGGTCAACCTGCGTGCACGCGAAGTGCTCGGGGTGCTCAAAGCATCGGTCGGCGTCGCGCAACACCACCGCGCGTGCGAGTTGGTTATCTGCGGCGACTTGTTCGACGTACCCGCCCCCACGGCACCGTTCTATCTCGCCGTGCGAGAGGCGTTGGCGACGTTCCAGGGGCGCATCTACCTCATCGCGGGCAACCACGAGATCGCCTCGGCGCACGAGTCGGACAGCCCGGCAGCGGTCCTATCGAAGATGCTCCCCGACGTGCGGTTCATTCCGCCGAAGGCGAGCAAGCTGACACCGAACGGTGTGCTCTGCGTCGGGTTTCCAGCCGGGGAAGATCAAGCCGCAGCAATCAGTGTGCTGCGCGATCACGTTCGTAACCACCCGTCTGCGCGCGTGCTCGCGACGCACCTCGGAGTCATCACCGACACAACCCCCCCGTGGGGGAGGCAGTCTGCTGAGGCACTGCCGGTGCGCGCGTTTCAGTCGCTCGGCGGTAACCTCCAGGGTGTTGTGCTGGGCAACTGGCACGATGCGGAAACGGTCGAAGGCCGCCCGTGGATCGAGCAGGTTGGCGCGCTGTGCCCGACAGGGTTCGATAATGCGAGCGCCCCGCAGCTTTACGCGCAGGTGCTCATCCTCGACGAAGAAGGCTCGCGGGAGCGGCACTTCGTGCCCGCGCCGCGCTTTCTCCGCTACGACGTACCCGAAGGTGCCCCCGTACCCAACTTCGCAGAGCAGCTCGCACCTGTGCTGGCGAGGAAAGCCGCCGGGTACAACTTCGTGACGACGCTGTACCTGCGTTTTCGGTGCTTTCCTGGCGATGTGCCTCGCGTTCGCGAAGAGGTAGCCGCGCAGCTACCGAGCATCGAGCGTGAGGTGCGTGGGGTGGTCGTGCTCTGCGACCCGACAGCTACGCGCGAGGTGAGCACGGAGGCCCCCATCGTCACAGCGGTCGCTGCCGACGAGCACCTGTTCGAGTACGTCCTTCAAGTGGACGTACCGACGAACGTGCCGCGTAAGCGGCTAATGAAAACTTTGAAAGAGATGGTGAAGCGTGAATAGGAAACCCACCCCCGTCGTGACTAGCGACCTGACGATCGCTGCGCTCAACAACCTCGCGAAGTTCGACGAGCGCCAAGCGTTGAAGAAGCCCAACGAGGCTTTTTCGCCCCCGAAGAAGACAAGCATGTTCACGCCGGGGTCGTGCACGCCGACGGACCCGGAGTGGGCTGAGATGAACACGACCGCGGAGGCGATCCAGTTCATGTTCGACGCCGCGAAGGACAACCTGCGCCTGCTCAGCGAGTGGGAGATCACTTTCATCGATTCGGCGTACGCGCAGTATCAAGCAAAGATCGATGCGGGTTTCAAAGAAACCAACACGCTCAGCGGGCGACAGCTAGTCGTGCTGTACCGCATCGTACAGAAGATTGCGGCGACCACCGTGAAGGTGATGACACATGAGAGTAAGTAAGCTGGTCGTCGAAGGGTTCTGCGGGATCGCGAGCCGGGCTCTCGTAGAGCTGCCGCAAGTCGGACTGGTGCTTGTTACAGGCCGCAACGGCTACGGGAAGACCACGCTCATCGAAGCCGTATCGCACGGAGTGTGGGGCGAGGGGGTCTTTCGCGACGGCAGCCTGTGGGCAGACAAGGGCACACTCGAAGTGCACACGCACGACGGCGCCTCGGTCATTCGCACGCGCAGCGGTAGTCGCACGACGACGAGCGTGGTCGGACGTACCGGGGATGGCTTCTACGACACGGCGACCAAGGCCAACGCCGCCGCGGTCCAGCTGTTCGGCGACCACGCCGCGTGGCGTGCTGCACACATCGTAGAGCCGTCCGACGCCGCCATGTTCACGCGCGCGTCGGACACGGTGCGCAAGCACGTCTTGGAAACGATGCTTGGCTTGCAGGTGTATGACGACGCGCTCGTGCGCTCGCGCACGTTCCGCAAAGCCGCCGACACGCTGCGTGAGACGCTCGCGAACAAGATCGCCACCTGCCGCGGCAAGCTGGAGACGCTCCGCGGTGTCGCAGCGGCCTCGAAAGTCTTGCGCCCGCGGGAATCGGTGGATGCAGAGATCGAGGCAGTCCGACACGATCTCACCGCCGCGCGGGCAGACCTTACGGCCGTGACCCAAGCGGTCACCAGCATGACCAAGCAGAAGGTTCAACTGGAGAACCGCATCGACCGGCTGAGCACACAGCGCATGAACGTGCCGCGGGTCGCCCACAACAGCGAAGTGTGCCCGCTGTGCAACAGCCGGCTGGGTAACGAGAAGATCGAAGAGATCAACGGCGGCGCAGACACCGCCCAAGCAGAGCTGGGACTGCGGGTGAAGGAAGCGACCGACGACCTGTCGCGTCTGCTGGCGCAGTACCACGAAGCGTGCCTCAACCAAGATCGCCTCGATGAGCTCGTGCGGCACTTGGAGCGCAAAGAAGCAGAGGCGAATCGAGAACTCGAAGTCTGGAGCCAGACCGCCACGGTGCACGAGCAGATCGCAGCCGAAGAGCGCGTGCTGTCCGCTGCGGAGGAACAGCTCCAGTCCGCGGTGAACGATCGCGACCTGTACGCGACGGTAGAGTCTGTGCTCGGCGTACGCGGCGTGCGGGCGCACATCCTCGACAACGCGGTCACTGCGCTCGGGAACTACACCCAGCAGTGGATGAGTCGACTGTCGGGCGGCGAGATGGGCGTTACGGTCAAGTCGTACACGGAGGGCGCCCGTGAGACGCGCAACGCCATCTCCATCACGCTTCAACGCAGTGGTCGGTCTACCCCGTACGCGAGCTGCTCTCGTGGTGAGCAGCGGCGCATCGACATCGCAGTGACGCTGGCCCTGGCGAACTTGCAGAGCGCCGCGAACTCGTCGCCGGTGGGCACGCTGTTCGTAGACGAGATCATGGACGGGCTCGATGACGACGGGGCTATCGCTACGCTAGAGTGTCTTTCACAGATGGCCGCCACGCGGTGTGTGGTGGTCATCACGCACAAGGCGAGCGTACAGCTCGCGGCGAAGTCCGCGGCGCACTACATGTTCACCGCGCCGGGTATTGTGGAGAGGGTGAAGTAATGAGCGACCGCGTGGAGTTTCAGCGTGTAGGCGGGCTGTCGGTGGGGTTGGTGCCTCTGAGCCGGCTTGTCCAGCGCCGCACCAACTACCGGCAGATGAGCGAGCGAGACTATGACGCGCTCAAGAACGCGATCTCCACGTTCGGGTTCAGCACGGTCATCGCTGTGCGGTTGGCGTCCGACGGCGAGCACTACGAAGTGATCGACGGGCACCACCGCTGGCGCGCGGCAGCAGAGCTGGGGATGAACGCCGTCCCTGCTGCCTTGGTGAGCACCGACGACGACATGGCAGACGTGGCGATGCTCTCGTTCAACGTCAGCGCAGACGTGCTCCCCGACGTGCTGATGGAGATGCTGCGCGACATGAACACGCGCGTGTCGGCCTCCGTCGTCGAGGCGCACGCGGGGTTCAGCGAGGGTTTCGTCGAAGAAGCGCTCCGTGCCGCGGAGGGTGCGGCGTCCGCGGTGATGACGGCGAAAGAGCCGAAGGCAAAGGTGACTCCGAAGGAGCCTACCGTGGATCGCATCGAGCCGGTGCCGGTGATCACGCTCCTGCTCACACGTCAGCTCGCCAAAGCCATCGAGGCAGTGCGGCGGCATCGGAACTACGATGCGTCGATGACCGACGCCGACGTGGCTACGGCCGTGCTGCTCGACACGGCTGTCGGCGATGCCTAAGCGCAAGCCTTCCGCGGAGGCGACCAAGCGCGCGAAGAAGTCTCGCCGCAAGGGGCAGACTTACGAACGCGAGAACGCTACGCGGCTCAAGCCCGTGTGGCCGACTGCAAAGCGCGGCATCGGGCAGGCGCGTAGTGCAAAAGAAGTCGCGGATGTGGAGGGCACGCCCTACTGGATCGAAACGAAGCACCACAAGCGAACGAACATCCGTGCAGCGCACGCGCAGGGTACCGAAGCGACAGACGGTCGGCCCGTGGTGGTCATCTCGCGCGACACCAACAAGTCGCCAGACCTCGTGACCATGAGCTTCGATGACTGGTTGGCGATGGCGGGTGAGCTCGCGCGGCTTCGGAAGCTCGCCGACAAGGCACTGGCAAAGATCGAACAACTGGAGACCGCGTGAACCACTGTCGGTGCAACCACTGCCCTGCGTTTCACCGCGCAGCGAGCGTGCTATGCGCGTTCTGCGCTGAGCACTGCCCGCACACCGAAGAAGACCAAGGCTCGTTCATCGAAGGCTTCCTCGGCGTGCAGCGGTGGCACGCGCACCGGGCGCAGGCGTACCTCGACGATCTCGGTATCGACGCGGAAGTACACGCCGCCACGCTCATGCGCGGCGGAATGGACGCCGTCGAGCACGAGCTGCGCATTCTGAAAGAGTGTCGAGCCCTCGATCGAGCTTTCGTTAAAAGTCTCGATCGAGAGCGGTAGGTACACTACTCGAACAGCGCCATGATGGCGGCGGTGGTTTTCGGCCCGACGATTCCGTCTGCCGTGATCCCCGCGCTCGTCTGGAACCGCTTGATGGCGTCGTCCCCGGTGAATCCAGCGCGGATGAGGTAGCTGGCGAGTACGAACGCGGTGCGCCCCTCGTCGTCACTCCGGGTGGGCAGCGCCCACCCGAACGAGAGTGGGTGCTTCGTGGCTCCAGCAATCGTGTCGGTACGCGATACATGGTGCAGCTGATAGTACGGTGCCCAGTCCACGTCGGTTAGGTCCGCGGGGCTGTCGGGTGCGTCGGGGCGAATACCGAGGTTGCGCACGCCGTCTCGCCACGACGCCAGGGCGCGCGCCTCGCGCGCCGGGAGGGCGCCTCGGTGCGCGAGACCGGCGTCTCCCGCCGCGCCGGCCGCGTACACCTGCGCGGCCGACAGGAGAATGGGTGCGTCGGCGCCCAACCACGCGGCCCACGGGTAGGTCGTGTGAAAGCTGGGATGATCGAACGCCGTATGCCATTGCAGGAGCTGCGGGTACGCGGCCTTCACCGCTTTCAACGACTCCGTGATGGCTTCGCGGAGCCGCGTGCGGTCGCCACTGTTCGGAGGTGTCTTCCAGTCGGCCTCCGCGTTCCACATGATCGCGTCAGCGTCGGCCTCCACGGCTGCGCCTGCGCATCGAAGGAACTGCCCGATAGCCCACTGCGTACTGCGCTTGCCCTTGGTGACGTTGCGTGCGACGCCGTCCATGCCGCATCCGATCACGAGGCGGTAGCCATCCTCGCGAAGCGCGGAGGCGACATTCTTCGGCGTCCATGTGTGTAGCTGGACAGCCTCGGGGCGCGCGCGGTCGATCAACCTGCGCACTTCAGGAGTGTGGGCCGTGTGAATTCCCTGGGAAGGACTCCAGAGGGTTGGCACAAGACCACGAAACGAGGCGCCGCCCACTGCGGCGTCGGGCACACGGCTTTGAAGCGTCATACGCGCACGGTAGCAGAGAGCCGTGACCATGAAATGGCCACCACGCAGGCTGCGAGTACCGGACATCCCGGTCCCGCACTGCGGGCTCGACGAGGGCGCTTGAGCCCTGAAGGAGTGAAAAATGGACGCACACACGATCAGCAGCAGGTCGCAGGCCGAGAAGCTTGGGAACGTACACGGCATCAAGGCCGCGCAGAGCCAACACGAGGAAATCTTGCGCGAGGTCTGGCCCGAGTCACCCGCCGGGCCGGCGGGTGACTGGTACGAGCACGCAGTGGAGGCAGCCACGTATCTCGGCGTGCCCGCGCGCTGGCGGCCTGCGTATTTCGCCGCCTACAACCGCGCGGCCTGGAACGCGCACCGGGAGGAGATAGCCGCCATGGACGTCACGACCAACGATCTGATCTCGACCACCCTCTGGCAGAGCTACGTGGGCGCTGGCGCCCCGAGCAACGCCTCGGGGCAGCGCACGGGGTACGGCGTCACGAAGCGCACTGCGAGCGCCGACGCCTCGCATTGGAACAACCAGGCTCCATACGAGCGCTTTCGCCGCGTGTGGCTCACCGACTGCGCGAAGCCGTCGGAGTACTCGGAGTCCTACGAGCTCGCGGTGTCGATTCTGCGGTACGACGCAGACCTCGAAGAGTTCGGCGAGAAGAAGGAGCGCGAGGGGGCCGCGCGCCGCCGTGAGTTTGTTGCGCGCGGGCGATACGCTTCCGCGGTGCTTGACCTGCTGCGCGAGCGCGGCGAAGCGGAGTGACGTTTGCCTGCAGTGATGCCGCAAGGCGTTTGGCGACAGCGTCGCCGTCGGTCCCGCACTGCGGGCTCGACGAGGGCGCTGATGCCCGAAGCAGGAGAGAGACGATGCATGACGGGATCACT